GCGTTGAGCAGCATTAACTCGTGCCGGTGGCTTTCTTCGTTGTACCAGACGCCCCACGTTGTGCAGGCGCTGTAGTCGTTATTATTCTTGGTCTCGTGCGCAGTGTCCCAGACCTGAATGACAAACTCCATATCCGGCGGGTCTTCTTTCTCCCAAAGCTTCCACCAGTCTCGTTTCAACAGCGCCCCCTCCTCGCTGGTGGGCTCCTGCATGTACTGCGCCGTCCAGTACTGGGGCTGCATGCCGGCCTTCTTAGCCAGAAGCTGCTCCACAGGCCACTGCCCGGGCCACAGGCTCTTGCCTGACGGCAGTATGGCCGGGAACCTTATCTCGTGCCACGGCAGCGCTGTGGGGTTGTGCTCCGCCCACGCCAGCGCCCGCCCAATGGGATCCTTCTTACCCCAGCGCGTACCAATCATCACAATCCGACCACCGGGCATCAAGCGCTGCATGGGGCCGACCTGCATGTACGTCCACGCCGTATCAAAGGCTGCATCCGGGTTTGCCAGCACCGCCTGCTCGGACACCAAGTCGTCAGCAATCAGTAAGTGAGCGCCGTGGCCGGCCACGTTCGCCCCGATACCAATGGCTAGGTATTTACCCCCGGAGGTCGTCGCCCAGTTGTCCGACGCAGACTTGTCCTTTGAGACGATGGTATGAGGAAAGATACCGCGGTACTTGTCCGTATCGATCAGATTGCGCACCTTACGGCCAAAGTCTGCAGACAGCGTCGATGTGTGCGTTGCCATCATGATGTGATGGTGCGGGTGGTGCCCCAGATACCACGCAATGAACAAGTAGGCAATGGTTTCTGACTTCCCAAAGCGTGGGGGCATACTGACCGTCAGGCGCAACTCGTCGCCATTCTTGACGTTGTGCAGCGGGCCTTTCATATACCGATGGTGCGGGCCCTCCTTCCAATCCGGGTACATATAAGCGCAGAACTTCAGGAAATCGTCCCGGCACGCCTGCAGACCCTTCTTAGTATCTAGCGTCTCTAACTCATCCAAGAGGGCGAGTTTCTCTGTCGCCGGCATATTCGGCAAGTCCGCAAGCAAGCGGGTAACAGCGTCTGGCGTCAGTTCGTCAAGCATTCCTGCGCTCGGCTACTATGCCGATCTCGGCATCCAGCGTCATACCTTCGCCCTCGTTGCCGGCCTCTGGGATGGCAAATGGCGCGGGTTCTGACACAGGCGTCACATCTGTGACCGTCGCCCCGTCTATTGGTGTCAGGAACTTGGCGAGCCTGTCGCGCAAGCGCTTCTCGATCTCTTCCTCGCTGGCGTCTTTTTTAATAACCTCGACGCGCTCGGTGAAAAGTGCCACTTCCGTAACATTCCCAAGCATCTGCAGCGCCTTGAGCCGGATGCGTGCGTCGGGGTGTTTGGTTTCCTCAAGTATCTTGGAGACGGTATAGCCGCGGAGTTCCTTGGCCTGATGAATGAACTCCCAATCGTAGGCGGTCAACATCCCCGACAAATGCTGCACTGCAGCAGGCGTCTTAATAACTGCTAGTGCGGTCCGCTGCTTGGTGTTGTCAACATCAAAGTTCAGGGAGGTGAAGGCTTCCCGCGCAGCGTTCTGCTGGCTCTTGGTGTCGAGGTCAGTGTCGGAGGGAACGCCTAAATCTTTCAGCCACCGATCCGTTGCGACCTGAGCGTCAAGGATATCTACGGGCGCGGCTTTCTCAAAGGGGATGAAATCCCCTACCCCTGCCGGGTTAGGCGTGAAATTTACAAGATTATCAAACATGACCCTCCGCGTAAACAACAGTTTGTGTCGCTTCGAACTGATAGTGTACACTCAAATCGGTATTTGTTTCTCCTGTAAGCGCATGGTGCGCTTTTGGCCCACTTCGGTGGGCTTTTTTTTGCTAAAAATTTTTATAGGGGGTGGGGGGTCTGCGTTTTAAATTGGGGTGGGGGGTGTTTGCAGCGGGGGAGTCTAAGTACAACACGGCGAAGTCCAAGTTTTTACAAAATGGAGAGTGTTTGGCTGGAACAGTGTTATTGCAACGCAGCCACAGCTTCACCATAAAGGGGTGATAGGGGTACGGTGGGGTCTACAGGATGCCGAAAAGACCGTGGAAAAGCCCTATATGCTACAATGCAGTCACTCAATAGGCATTCGGCCTGTTGGGATCAACCCGGGGGAACAGTTCCCCCAAGTTTCTGGAGTTTCATCATGACATTCATCACTATCAATGCTAAAGCATTCAAGGCCTTCTCCATCGTTGCCAAACAGGTCGAAGACAAGAACCTTGAGTGGCAACTCACGCTGGCCGCGGCCGGCATTCTCCCGGGCGACTATCGTCCGTTCGCTGTGGCATACGTGTCAGAGACATCGGGCACGGTAAACCCGAAAACAGGAGTTCGCGAGAACGTCGTTAAGCCTTACATGGGCCAACGTGGTCTGACCTTCACCAAAGACAGCACGGAAGACAGCCGAGTCAAGTACATTGTCGACACATTGACCGGCGCTGCACAAGCGAGGGCAGCTGCCCGTAGTTTGTCCGCCGTGTCCGATCTGGACAAGGCCTTGAAAGCATTCGGCAAGCTGTCGGCGGCTGACAAGAAAGCCTTCATGGCGAAAGCCAAGTGAGATCGACTCGGGAGAACGGTTCTCCCGAGTTTCACAGTGAATTCCCCATGCAATCCTGTGCGTGGGGGTCTCGGCACGGTTTCAGCCTGAAGCGCAGCATGATTCTTGACCATATGGTCAGGGCTTATCGCTGGGCTTTGGAGTGCAACCGCACTACTTGGGGGAACGGTTCCCCCGAGTTTTTATTGGAGAGCATCATGAAAGAGCAAATCAAGGGTATCGGCTACGACGGCAAGGTCTGGCTGCTGATCGACTCGGTAACGCAGATCAGCGTCAAGGTGGGCGACATCCGCGAGGACTTCCGAGGCGAGCGTGCCAAGATGCACGACGGCACAGCCCCGCACAAGCCCAGCAGCACGGGCCGCGTTCAGTCGTCCAAGGGCGAGTACTCCCCCAGCGTCTACGGATGCAAATGGATTAAGGTCTAGCCAGCCTGTAGGCCCGTGACAGGGGCCTATGGCGTGGACGACCAGTGTATTTTGTGACTGAGCAGTCTATATTATGGACGTACCGTCTATTTTGTGACTCAAAAATTCTACCCATCGGCTTGGCATCCTGTGCGTAGGTAGCGGTCAGCCAAAAAACCCTTATGAATCAACAACATTTTTGCTCTACTACTACTACTTATCTATATAAGATTTATATATATAGGGAGAAATTCTTTTGTCTTTTTTCTCGGGAGAACGGTTCCCCCCAGTTTCTTGTTGCTGAAGAAAAGAAAAAAACAAAAAGTTTGGTAAGTGATGATAGTTGAAAAATCGGTGGACATTGGCGCCACTATTAGCTAAGTCGTTGATTTATAAGGCCGGCGCACCGGCACTCACCCCTGTCAAGCACTATCACCTCCCCGGACAGCCGAAAGCTGTTGTGTTATGATTACTTCTTTTTTCATAGGACACTCATCATGGACGCCCCTTACATCGACTATCACGAGACCTTTCCCACACGCTGGGAGATCACTGCCGCCTACGCCATCTGTTGCGCCAAGTGCCACGAGACCAAACTTGCCAAGCACTTCAGACGCAAGCTGACAAGGGCGCAGGCAGTAGCGAGAGGGCATGCGCTGGGCATGCGTAATCAGGATGCTCAGCCTCGATACCTGAAAGGGGAGCGCATAGCCACCGTCGAGTCGAAGTTCTGCACCAAGTGCCAGCCCGGGCACTACAAGCCCAACGACATGACGGTGAAGGAGATGTACCTAGCCGCCTACGACGGCAAGGTCTCACTGGCCCGAGTCAACATCGACGCTGAGAGGAAGCAGGCCAAGGCCGGCAAAGCCAAGAGGCGGGCAGTCAGCGAACGCTGGGCGATGTGGCATGCCGCACCTTGGGTGCATGTGCGAGAGCGGTTGAAGGCCGAACTGTTGATCACGACAAGACGCATCAGCTACTACAACAAAAAGAAAGCACCTGCTGTGCTGCTGGACGCGTTGACCGCACTGCAGGACGCCATGTCAATACTGCGGGCACGGTGCACGCTCAACACAAGGATACAGGTGCCGCTTGACCCGACCACAACGTGGGAGGACTTGATCGGAGCGCCTGTTATGCGTCAACTGTGCGCAATATGGGACGCAGTGCCTGTTGAGTTGATCTGGCGGGCTAACCGCACGCCACTGCTGCTCAACAAGGCGCAGCCCCTCGTGCTCGAGGGTTATGTAGCGCCGAACCAAGGCAGCATCGACAGGCTGAACATAGTCAAAGGCCGCAAGTTCATACGCGAACTGTGCGAAAAGAAATAACTCGGGGGAACTGTTCTCCCGAGAAACCGTGGGGGCTGCGGCCCAGCCCCGTGTAAACCTAGGAGTTTTTCATCATGTCAACATTCACCAAGCAAGCCGCTCAGGCAGCACGCAACCTCCGCGCTGAGATCAAGCGCATGACAGCCAAGGCATCGCTGATCAAGCACCCGGCAGTCAAGGCGGCGTTCGAGTCTTTCCCCCTGAGCATGCGCCGGCAGGTCAGCCTGTCGATAGCTGCGTACAGCAGCACGGTCTACATCAGCACCACGATGCGCGGTCTGGACTCGTTCAAAGATGCGAAGCTGACCCGCCTGCTCGAGAAGTTCCTCGACTGGGAGACGCAAGTCAACGACTACACCGGGAGCGACACGCCCAACAAGGACTTCGCGTTCACCAAGAAGCTCGAGGGTATGGAGATCCGCGTGGGCATCTACGCATATGTAAAGTCTGACAGCCCGCTGTGTCGGATAGTTGTGACAGGCGTGACCGAGCGCGTAGTGCGTGAGGAAGTCAAGCAGATCGTCTGCGCGTAAGGGGCGCAGCATGAACAAAGTCTTCGACATCCGCAAAGACCTGATGGAGACCCGCATCGCAGGCATACCGTGCACCGTACGCATTGACTATGTCTGCGTCACGCCACCTGACCCGAGGGGGGACAGCGACTGGGACTACTACGGCTACACCGAGTTCGACTAC